CGCAAATCGTTGCGCAGCAGTTCGAGATACGCGTCGACGAGCACGAGCGCACATGCAACGACATTCTGGTTCATATCCTCAACACCGCCGGCTACTCTCCAAGCACTTTCGGGGTAGGCGGCGACGGTGTCGCTATGACGGCAACAGAGGTGCAGGCACGAGAGCGTAAGTCGTTCCTCACACGCGGCCGCAAAATCCGCATCGAGCGTCCCGCTGTCAGTCGGTTGCTCACCAAGATGCTATCCATCGACGCCGCGATCTTCGGCACCACCGGCCTCATCACCGACGCCAAGGTCACAGTGGAATTCGGCGACAACGTTCAGGACTCGATGCTGACAATCGCTACCACAGTCGAGACGCTCTACCGCGCAAAGTCGGCATCGGTCAGAACGCGCCTTCAAATTCTGCACCCGCAGTGGGACGAGCCGCGCATAGACGAAGAGGTGACGGCGATCCTATCGGAGGACGGCACGGTCACAGATCCATTCAGCATAGGGGGCTAGTCACATGGCCACGTGGGTGCCCGACGACAGAGACAACCTCGACGGCCTAGTCGCCGACCTAGTCGACATGTTCAGCGAGGCGGAGGGCAGACTGCTATCCGCCCTCGCGGTGCAGGCTCGCGCCGGCATCGCGCTAGGCAAGGGTCCAGAGGAAGCGCTCAACCTGCGCGACCTACGGGTTGAGACCGTCAAGGTGGTGAACTCGCTACGAGAGGCCTACCCGGAAGCGATCGCGTCCATCATGGACACGGCAGCAGAGTGGGGCTCATCGGCGGCCATAAAGGAAATGTCCGCTATGGCTGGCGTCAAGGACCTCACCAAGGGCACACGCTCGTCCACCGCGGCAGCACAGGTCATGACGGCCGACCTGTCGAGCGCCATGGACGATGTGACCCTGCGTGTGCTGCGATTCCCAAACGATATCTACCGCAGCACTATCGGCCGCACCGCCGTCAACGTCCCTCTCGGACAGGCAACCGGCCGGCAGGCGCAGCAGCAGGCATGGAACGCGCTACTCGACGGCGGCGTCACGGGTTTCCAGGACACCGCCGGGCGCGAATGGGGCCTCTCCTCGTACACCGAAATGGCTACCCGCACGGCAAGCCGCCGGGCCTATGACGACGCCGCTGTCGAGCAGATGCAGGAACACGGCATCAACCTCGTGAGTGTCATAGTCGGCAATGGCGCATGCAAGGAGTGCTACCGCTGGGCCGGCAAGATTCTTCGCACCGACGGCGGACCAACCGGCCGCATCGACGTCGAGCATGCCACCGAGGACCGCACCACAACGGTGCGCGTCGCGGGCACTCTCAATGACGCCAAGAGCGCCGGGTGGAGGCACCCAAACTGTCGTTGCCGCGCGGTGGCATACATGCCCGGCCTATCAACCGCAGCAGACTCCACCACCTACGACCCTAAGGCGGAGAAGGAACGCTCGGACCTCAGATCGTTAGAGCGCCAGGTGCGCGCAGCGAAGACCCGGGCGGCCATCGCAGCCGACGGGGACAACACCAAGATATCTGCACTCCAAGGGCGTATCCGGGAGCACGTACAGACCACCGGGTTGCCGCGCAAGCGCAACCGTGAACAAATCAACCTCGGCAACCGCCGGGCGTAGCACTGTCACCCCTGGAGGGTGCCACACCAACAGACCCCGGGAGGGTTAACAATGTTCGTTCCGAAGTGGAAGTTACTAGCAGCAACCGGCCGTATCCTACTAAATGACGCGGGCGAGAGTGGCGGTGGCGGCAACGCTGACCCCGCCGCAGACCCCGCCGCAGCCGCAGCCGCAGCAAAGAGCACAGACGCTGACGCTGACGTTAAGGCACCCAAGCCTGGCCCTCCGTCTACCGATACCGGCACCAAGACGGACGCCAAAGAGTGGGACGGCGAGGTTGCCTCGTTACCACAGGGCGTGCAGGACATGATCAAGGGCCTTCGCACCGAGAGCGCCGAGAAGCGCACCAAAGCAACGGCCGCAGAGAAGGGGCAGCGTGACGCAATCGTCGCGCTAGCCAAGGCGGCCGGCATCGAGGTACCAGAAGGTGAAAACAACGCGCCCTCCGTAGAGGACCTCACCAGTAGCCTCACCGCATCGCAGCAGTCAGAGAAGACGGCAGCGATCGAACTGGCCGTTTACCGCGCAGCCAAGGAGCACGGCGGTAGCCCCACCTCACTCACAGACTCCCGCGCCTTCATGACGAAGGTTGCGGAACTCGACCCACGGGCCGAGGACTTTAGTACCAAGGTCACGGAAGCCGCCAAGGCCGCCGTTGCCGCAAATCCATCTCTTCGATCAGCCCCGGCGGCTGGCTCGAGCACGGCAGATCACCCCGGCGGGACCGGGGAAGGCGACGCCACACAGGAGCAGTTCGACCGCATGTCACCAGGCGAGCGTAACGAACTGTTCAACTCTGACCCCATCCTGTACCGCAAACTCACCGGCCGACAGTAGGCCGTAGAAAGTAGTCACATCATGACCGTTACTTCATCCAACGCGCTTTACGCGCCAGAAGTCTGGGAAGACCTCGCCCAAGCAAAGTTCAAGGGCGCGGTGGTTGTTGCAAACAACTCACAGTCGTCCGATATCCTCGTTGGCCAGCCCGGCAACGCGGCGGAGTTCCCCGAGTGGGACGCGCTTGGCGAACTGTCAGACCTCACCGAGGGCACCCCTATGGTTCCCGAGGCAATGGGCCAATCGTCCACCAAGGCGACCATCAAGTCCGCAGGAAAGGCAGTCGAGATCCTCGACAAGGCCAAGTTGACCGGCAGCGGCAATGCACAGGACGAGGCCATCCGCCAGTTCGGTGTGCTCGCCGCTCGCAAGGTTGACGGCGACCTGATTACCGTGGCAGGTGTTACCGTCACGGACGGGATCACCAAGCCGGACGGCTCCATCGTGGGAGACTCGGCACCCCTGTCGAACATCCTCACGGCGGGCAACACGGTCCTCACCTACGATGCGATCGTGGACTCTATCACGGAATTCGGTGATGACTTCGACCCAGAGGACGCCGTGTTCTACGTGCGTACCGATCAGATGGGCGACCTCTACAAGGACGACCAGTTCATTGCGGCATCGCAGATGAACACCGGCAACGACATCGTGCTGCGTGGGTACCTCGGCAAGGTCGCAGGCATGGACGTTTTCAAGACGAACCGCCTGGCCGCTCGCCGCTCGCTCATCGTCAAGCGCGATGCACTCGGTGTCATCTGGAAGCAACGCCCGATCGTCGAGCAGGACCGCGACATCCTGAAGTCCAGCACGGTCGTCGCGACTACGCTGCACTACGCGGTGAAGCGCCTTGACGACAAGGGCGTCTGCGTCATCGAGACCGCCTCGGTCTAAGCGTGGGCATGTTGCTCCACCGGCACTATGAGCAGTCGGAGCCCTCAGCCATCGCGGCTGGGGCTTCGGCCGTGCCGGGGGCCATCACCGACAAGTCGACCAAGAAGGAATTCAAGGCGTTCGCCAAAGCGAATGACATCGACCTCGGAGACGCAAAGACGAACGGCGAGATCTTCGCAGCCATCACGGCAGCGCAGGCCGCAGCAGCGACCGAACCGGTGGAGACGCCGGAGGTCACGACCTCGGACGAGGACGCAGACGCTACCAGCGAGTAGTCGCGCCTCACCCCAATGACGACCGGTCCGGGCTATCGCCTCACCCGCGGTGGCTCGGACCGGCGCACACCAAAAAGGAGGCCGCACGTGGCTACCATCACTTCACCCGTCAAGGGTTTCAACGGCAGTATCGTCGGCGTTGCGTTCACCGATGGAGTTGCAGAGTCGACCATCGAAGGGGCGCTGCTCTACTTCGACCGCAAGGGCTACACCATTGACCGCGGCGAGACCGCAGATAAGCCGGTTGCCAAGATGAACAAGGACGAACTCGTCGCATACGCGGCAGAGTACGGCATTGACCTCGGCGACGCAGACACCAAGAAGGACATCGCCGCCGCTGTCACAGCGGTTGTCACCAGCGAGTAGCAGCACCTCGCACCCCAAACGACCGGCCCGGTTCCTCGCCTCACCCGCGGGGGCTCGGGCCGGCGCAGCGGCACACTGTCCCAGCGTGGGACACCTACTGTCCCCCGCCGGGACACCCATCGTCCCCCGCTGGGACAGGAGGCAGGCCGAATTCATGCGTATCAGACTCTCCCTCACTATGGATATCGGCAGGGCCTCAACCAGAAACGCCGATACAGAGACCCGCGAGACGGAAACCTACGCTTCCACAGAGCGCAGTGACAGCACCCGCCCGCCTATCGGCTTCGCCCCAAGCACGCTCGACCCGGAGGAATAGCCATGACACCGAACTACGCCACACCGGCAGAACTCGCCGCGGCACCATGGTCCATCGCAGGCCTCACAGAGCCGGACGCTAACCGCCTCATCGGCTTCGCCTCTCGTCTCGTGTACCGAGCAACCATGACCGCCATCTACTCCACAGACGCTACCGGCCTGCCCGTCTCGACCGCCATCGCCGGGGTCATGCGAGACGCCGTGTGCAGTCAGGTGAGTACCTGGTCCGCGCTATCAATCGACCCCGCCAAAGGGGCCGCCGACACCGGCGGACTCGTGGCAAGCAAAGGCTTCGGCGGCGCTACTATCCAGTACGCCGTCTATGCATCGTCGATCGAAGCGCGCGCCACGGCAGCCCGCTACCTCACACCAGACGCACTCGGAATCCTCTCGGCAGCCGACCTCACCAGCGGCGGACCGGTGGTGACAGGGTGAACGACTTCGCAGAGTTTTGTAGTCATTCGGTAACCGTCGAGACCTACCAAGGCTCAGGCGGCATGGGCGCAAGTTACGCGGACCCCGTCACCTACTCCCCGGACACCGATACCGGCGTCATGGTGGACAACAAGCGCCGGCTAGTACGAGACGCAGCAGCCAAAGAGGTTGTGTCAGAGTCGACTATCCATGACCCTGACATATCTCACGCCGACACCTACAAGGTAGGCAGCAAGGTCGCTCTCCCAGACGGCCGCCGGGTTACCGTCATCATCACCAAGGTGTGGTCCGCTCCCGACACGGTGCTCCCGCAGCACGTCGAGGTGGCACTCACATGATCAGGTACAGCGCAGCACAACTAGTGCAGAGAGCACGAGAAGCAGCGGTTAACGGCCTCACCGACAGCGCGCAGCGTGTCAGGGCGGTCGCGGTGCCACGCACGCCGCTAGACGAGGGAGACCTTCGCTCATCGCTTGAGGTAGTGGACGCTGACATCAACCAACCCAAACTCGTGTCAGGTGTGGTATCCAACTCGCCGTACGCCGTGCGGCAGCACGAGGACATGGACCTCAACCACCCCGGCGGCGGTGAGGCCAAATTCCTCGAGAACGCGGCTATTGACGCTCGTCGAGAGGTTGCGGTGCTCATGGCCAAGCGCGCTAAAAAAGAGATCGGGGGCCGCTAGTGGAAACCAAGACGCTTGTCACTACGTTGGCCGCAATCCTCGCCGCCAAGACCGGCTGGGCGTGGCAACCAACAGGCCCGGATTATACGGAGTCACAGGTAGGAATTTTCTACGGCTCCATTGAACCATCGCCAGACAGGGCTATCGGCATCACCGCTTACTCTGCCACAGACCGCATTGATGACGGGCTGGCGATACGCCGTGTGCAACTGCGATTCCGCGGTGCACCTGGCAGCAAGACGGACGCAGACGAGATGGAATACGTCGCGTTTAACGTACTGCACGGACTGCTACGCGTGGCCGGGCTCAGTTCAATCACGCGGGAGTCAAATGCACCCCTGCCCGCAGACGAGAGCGGCCGCCTGGCGCGAACCGCCTCATACCAAATAATTATCGAAATCTAGGAGACACAGTCATGACTATTGCACCAAACATCCCCGCGGGGTTTGAGTACGGCCAAGCATACGAGTATGCGCTTGACGTAGACATCACGCCCAACGCATCAACCCCTACCTACCAGCGAGTTCGTGTACCAAGCGACATCGCGCCTACGGTAACCCCCGTCATGACGGCGGTCCCGTCCTATGATGACGAGGGTTCCGACAACTCTCGGAGGACCAGCGAGAACTGGGCCTTGTCGTTCACGGTATGGGCACTGCACAGCACCGTTACCGGCAAGTTCATGCCGGAGGTAGAGTCCCTCGAAGCGGCCACCAAGCCCGACGCAGACGGGGCCTTATCCATCAGACGGGTCCGCTGGTTCCATGCCCCCAAGAGCGGTGTGGCCAACCCTAACGAGGCTTATGAGGGGCCGGCTACCGTAGTGCGCACCCGTGGCAACACAGCCGCTGGTGGAGACGCCGAAAAGTTCTCGTACGACCTCACCGGAAACGGTCGCCGTACGCAGATCGTGAACCCCTACTCGAGCACCGCGGCCGAACCGACCATCCTGTTCGTTTCCCCGGAGCAGGGAGCCGTAACCGGCGACCTGATTACCCTCACCGGATCGGCGTTCGGGGCTGCTACCGACGTAACGATCGA